GGGTGCTTTCCACCATTAGAGTATAGAAATAAATTTGAAGAACGTTGGGAAAACGGAATATTGTCAAAAGCACCATTGGCAAAACATATAGGCGCAGCAGGTGTTGATCCTTATAACAGAAGTAGAACGGTAGATAATAGGGGTTCTTTTGGCGCATACCACTTAGTAACAAAAGAACATACTTGCGATGATTTACCAAACAACCAACTTATTGTTGAATACATAGATAGGCCCAGAAAGGTTGAGTTGTTTTTTGAAGATATAATAATGGTATCAGTATTTTACTCAATGCCGTTTCTTTCAGAGTTATCAAATGAGCGTTTTTTGGCTTATATAAAAGATAGGGGTTACAGGCATTATTCGCTAAACAATCCTTTTAAGAAAAAAAGCGAACTAAGTCCTACTGAAAAAGAGTTTGGTGGCGCACCACAACAAGACAGTAAAATTGGTGATGCTCAATTTTATGCTACCGAAAGTTATATTGAAGACTACTTAGGTATTTCTATGGACGAAAGAAAAAGACCTATTGGCGATATGGGTGACTTTCCTTTTAGCAGAACATTATACCAACTTAAAGATGTTGATACCAATAATAGAGGAAAATTTGATGCTTACATAGCATTTTCATTAGCCTTATTGGCAAATAAACGTATTCAACCAAAACAAGTAACAACAACAAAAGAAACAATAAACTTTTTTCAAACCTATAATAATAAAGGGTTAATATCAAAATATAATTAAATGAAAAGTATAGACTTAGGCATTAGTAAAGATACGTTATCGGCAATACCAGACCCGTTAGCATCGGATTCCGAAAAAAAGACAAAAGCTTACGGGCTTAAATACGCAACCGTTATAGCGCAAGAATGGTTTAATGGCGGTTTAATAAATAGTGCTACAACTTTCACAGAAAGGCATGAGTGGGTTAGAGAAATGCGTTTGTATAATCGTGGCGAACAAGACATTGAACAGGATAAAAAACACCTTGCTAGGCAGGAAAATGACTTAACCTATTTGAATTTAGATTTTACACCTATAAATACAGTTGAATCATATACCAATAGGGTTCGTAACGGTATTACAGATGATTACTACAAAATAGATGTACGTTCAATAGATAAATTTGCAACTATAGAAAAAAAAGACAAAATACTTAAACATAAGGCTAATATGGCAGCGAAGCCAATGTTAGAAAAAGCAAAAGAGATTTTTGGCATTGACTTAACCGAAAAAGGATTTATACCAGAAGATGAAGAAGAATTAACGCTGTATAACGAAATTAAAGAACGTCCAAAGCGTGAAATAGCAGAAGAAATTGTAATTGATTTCGTAAAGAAAACTAATAATTGGAGTTTTATAAAAAAGGAAACAGACAAAGACCTTGTTGTGGTGGATTTACAAGTCGTAAGAGTTTATACAGACCCTAACGATGGTATTAAAATGGATTACGTTGATCCAGAATGTTACGGACATAGTTTTGTAGAGCGTAATAATTTTAGTGATGCCTTTTATCATTTCACAGTAGATACTGTCACTATAAATGACATACGCAGAGAGAGTGACTTTGACAACACGACACTAAGAGATATTGCAAAACTATACGGCACGGCCAATCAGCTTAGAGATTTGAATTTTAGTACTTGTAGTCTTAATGAAATATTAGATTTTCAAATACACGTTATGCGTTTTTGTTTCAAATCCGATAAAGAAATAGTGTACAAAAAGTACCACGACAAAAAAAACAATGTTCGTAAAGTCGCAAAAAGAGATAGCAACTATCAAGTACCAGAGGGTTCTGAAAAGAGTAGGCTTTCAAAACGATTAGATACTTGGTATGAGGGTAGTTATATTGTAGGTAGTCAAAAATATCTTTACAACTACAAAGAGTGTGAAAATCTTGCCAAAGACCAAATGAATAAGGTTTTACCGCCTTTTATAGTACAATCCACTAATATATACCGAAACAAATTAAGGTCGTTTTTAAGCAACCTTATACCAATCGCTAATCAATTACAAAGAACAGGCTTAAAAATTCAGCATTTAGCAGCAGAATTAAAACCAGACCTTACGTTAATTGATATTGACCAATTAGCAGAAATAAATACCGATACTAAAGGTGGTAGTAAGTCTAATAATTGGCAACACGCCCTATCTATATTAAACGTAAAAGGTGTTGTATTACAACAACGTGTTAATATGGGTGAGGACGGTATTAAAGACGGAGCAGCAGCTAAACCAATGGGAAGCCAACAAGGTTCGGCATTGGGCGCATTATTAAATATATGGGCGCATTACTCTAATCTTATGCGAGAAACAACCGGATTAAATCCTGTTGATTCAAATGGTTTGGTTGGTGTTAATGAAATGATACAATTATCAAACAACACCTCTACAAAGCATATAGTAGATGCTTCGGTTAGTTTTGATAAACGTATTTGCGAAACCATTAGCGCAAGAGTTAAGGGTATATTTACGTTTAAAGAGGCTATTCATATAAGAGAACTGTATGAGCAAGCAATAGGTAAGCACAATATGGAAGCTTTAGAAACTTATAAAAACAGGCACATACACGAGTACGGTTTTACAATAGAAATGATGCCTACAAAAGAAGAATTAGACGAATTACGTCAAGATTTAAGTATTGCATTACAAGAGCAAAGTATTGATGTTTCTGAAAAAGCAGAAATAATGCGTGTTGCAAGAAACAATATGAAGCAAGCGCACCAATACATGAGTTTTATTCGCAAACGTAAGATTAAAGAAAAGATGAAGCAGGTAGAATACAACCAAAAACTTCAAAGCCAATCTAATGCACAAGCGGCAGAAGCAAAGGCACAAGCAGAAATGCAGTTGTACGCAGCCAAAAAAGAAATTGATTTAAAATATCATTCTAATTATTCAGGCATTACGCTTCAAGAAAAACAAGCAATACAGGAAATGGAAGCACCTGGTAAAGAAAAAGAATTTAAGCAAAAAGTTTATATGGAAGAACTTAAAAACTACCAAACAATTAGTATGACTAAGTATAAAGAGGATGAAAAGCGTAGTAGAGAAAAACAAAGCGACACTAGACAGAGCGAACTTATAGACCAGAGAAATAAAGATAAAGACCCAATAGATTTTGATGGTAAATTTGATTTCAGTAAAATATATAATTAATACACGTTTTAGTATATATTTTTTGTATATTTGAATGTAAGTACATATTTTTTACATATTTAAATTAGTTACACTTAATTTGTAAATGTTTTTAAAAGCTAGTAGGAGTTTTATTCTACTAGCTTTTTTTTGTGCCATATTCTACCCTAGTTTATATTAAGTATAAATAAATTTCTAATAAAAATTATTTTCAATAGATAAAACATATAATTTTGTATCAAACTATTGATAAAATCTATAATATGGATAATGCTATTGGGAAAAACTTTTTAAGCTATTTTAATGAAAATGGTAAAACCGAAGCCACGGTTGTTGAGCCTATAAAGGAGGTTGAAACAACACCAGAGGTTGTTGAAACACCAGAGGTTGTTGTTACGCCAGAGGTTGTTAAAACGCCTGAAAAAACTACACCTAAAGTAGAAAAGGTTATTGTTGAAAAAACAAATAATACTGAAACCGTTTTAGAAAAAGTAGATCCAATTTTAGAAGTAGAAAAACCAAAAGAAGTTTCTGCCCCAGAGGTTAGTGACGAGTTGTTTTTAAATTACTTAAAAGAAAAGCACGGCAAAGAAATAACTAGCATAGAAGAACTTTTTAAGCAACCAGAGCCGACAAACATAAACCCATACGAAAACCTTAATGATAAGGCAAAGGAGTTTTTAAAGTACACTTCTGAAACGGATAGGTCTTACGAAGATTTTTTATCACTAAATAAAGATTACACAAACGCATCACCATTAGAACTAGCTAGAGAAAAGGCTATTGCTATATCTAATGGTAAACTATCTGAAATAGATGTCGATGAATATTTGGAACGCAAACTAGGTATTGATATTTCGGAAGATATGGATAAGTTTGATTTAATAGATATTGAATCTTACACTTCGGATTATAAAGCTCAAAAACTTAAAGAGCAAGAAGCTTATATAAAACCTTTAGAAAAACCAAAAGCGCAGGAAACTGTAACGCTTGAAAACGGTTCACAAATGCTAAAGGCTGATTACGATAAAGCGGTGCATCAACGCCAAAATTACTTAGATAACATTAAGACAACTTCGGATAATATCAAAGCGTCTGTTTTTGAGGTAAAAATTGATGATAACGGTACTGATACCGTAATGAAACTAAACTACGACTATTCAAAGGAAGATGTGCTTAATATGGCATCATACGCTTCGGATATAGATAACTCGTTTCAATCATTATTCGGTACTGATAAAGGATTGGATTACGCCAAGCTACAAGAGGGTATGTTTTGGGCTAGTGAATCTAATCGAGGGAAAGCTATAAACGCAATAGTACACAAGGCTTTAGCGGAGCAAAAAGATCGTGATATGAAAGACGAACACAATACAAATTTTAATACAAAGCGTATTCCGTCTAACAACACACAGTCAAGAACCGTTCCTGTCGTTGATACAAAAAACAATTTTGGGGTAAAATTTGATTTTTTAAACCTAAAAAAATAATACACAATGGCTTTTGAATTATTAGCAAACAACCTTACAGGAGTATCTATTATAGATCAACCTGGTGGAGTTAATGCCACCGCAGAAAACTTTATAAACTTATACAGTTACGCTGAAAAAGAATGTCCTGAATTAATCCCACAGCTTCACATGGCTAACGGAACAGGAAAAATCACAGGATTGTTACGCATATTAGGTGCTGAAAGCACTTATGAAGCAGACCAAATCCAACACAGTGAGCAAAATAGACTACATAACATTTTAAAAGATGTTGAATTAACAGGTAACGTGTTTACATCACCTACAAACTCTAATTTACGTATCAAAGACGTAATTAAGATTAGTGATGGTACGGTAGAAGCGCAAGCAACTGTAACGGCAATTACTGATGAAAAAGTATTTACAGCGACTAATGATGCAGGTGGTTCATTTGCTTTTAGTGGTAATGTAGATATTATGGCAGACTTTTCTAACTCTTGGGAAAAGGGTACAGAAAACTTCAAAACATCAAGACGATGGGAGCCTTCTATTTACAAAAACTACACGCATATTCTAAAAGAATATTA